TATGAGGCTGGCGTCGATCACGGCGTCCTATACCTTCTGAATCCCGCCGGGGACTACAACGACGCGCACGCCTGGAATGGTCTGACGACTGTTACAGAGTCGCCTTCTGGCGCCGAAGCCAACCCGCAGTACGCGGACAACCTCAAGTATCTGAACCTCCTGTCCGCTGAGGACTTCGGGGCAACGATCGAGGCCTTCACGTACCCGGATGCCTTCGCCGAATGCGATGGTACAGCCGTTCCCTCGCCAGGGGTCGCCGTCGGGCAGCAAAGCCGAACGATCTTCGGCCTGGCCTATCGGACGCTGGTCGGCAACGATCAGGTGGGTACAGACAAGGGCCACAAGCTCCACCTCATCTATGGGGCCAACGCGGCGCCGTCAGAGAAGGCCTACTCGACCATCAACGACTCCCCCGAGCCGTTGACCTTCTCCTGGGAGGTCACTACGACTCCGGTTCCGGTGGAGGGACTCAAGCCGACGGCACAGCTGGTCATCGACAGTACTACGGCGGATCCGGCCAAGCTTACACAGCTTGACGAGATTCTCTTCGGGACTGCTGGGACCGAGCCTCGGCTGCCGCTTCCCGACGAGGTCATCAGCCTCTTCGCTGCTGTCGCTGCTGCCTAAAAACATCTAACAAGCTGAAAGGACCAAAGAATGCTTACAATAATAGTTTCAGGGACAGAGTCTTTCGACGAAACAACTGGAAAGTTTGTCATCGTCGGTGGTACTGCTTTGGAGCTGGAGCATTCTTTGGTCAGCTTGTCAAAATGGGAGTCAATTCACGAAAAGGCCTTTCTCGGTAAAGAACCCAAAACTTCGGAGGAAGTGCTTTCGTACATTAAATGCATGGTTGTGCCCTCAGAAATTCCCCCGGAGGTTTTCCAGGAACTCTCCGAAGACAACTTCACAGCGATCAACGATTACATCAATGCTAAGATGACTGCGACCTACTTCGTCGACCCTCCAGGTGCTCCGAATTCACGCGAAGTCATCACTTCCGATCTCATCTACTACTGGATGACGGTTTTTAGCATTCCATTTGAATGTGAGCATTGGCATCTCAATCGCCTATTCACTCTCATTCGGATCTGCAACATTAAGCAGGAGAAGCCAAAGAAGATGAATCGAGCTCAGATCGCTTCACGAAACAGAGATCTTAACGCACAGCGTAAGAAGCAACACGGAACAACGGGATAGAAAGGAGGCCGTATGGCGAGGATTGTTTGGGACAAGATTGGAGACCGGATCTATCAGACCGGCGTCGACCGCGGAGTTCTTTATCTACCCGATCTTACTGCTGTGGTCTGGAATGGATTGACCTCTATTGAGGAACAGTTCAGCCATGAAAGGAAATCATACTATATCGACGGACTGAAGTATCTTGAGAACATACTCCCAGGAGACTTCTCAGCTAAACTCAAAGCATTCACTTATCCAGAACAATTTGAGTGGATTAGCGGCGTTATACCTGACGGTAAGGGGCTTTTTGTTCATGATCAGAAACCAAGAAGTTTTAGTTTGTCGTATCGCACGATGATCGGAGACGATGTTTCTGGGACAGAGCGTGGGTACAGAGTTCATCTTCTTTATAATATCAAGGCTACTCCAGATAATAACGCATATGCTTCATTCGATGATAAATCTAATCCGATTGAGTTTGGGTGGACTTTATCTGGTAATAGTACATATATTATGGGGTTTCGACCAACCACCCATCTTAGTTTAGATTCGACTGAGATGGAGTCCGCACTGCTTGCTACAATTGAGGATATTCTCTATGGAACACCTACGGTTAATCCGAGATTTTTACCGTTCCAAGAGTTGTTGTCTATTGTTAATAATTGGGTACCGCTCACAATTACCAACAATCCCGATGGTACATGGACAGCAACTGGCGACGGTGTTACTATAGGGGCTGATCCTACAACTTTCGAAATCGTAAGTGCAAATGCTATATTTTCAGATGCGGACACATACACAATCACTTCAACCTAAGGAGGCCTAATGGCTACTGTTACAGGCCTTACGGCCGCACGAATGAAAGCAATCGAGGATGCATCGGTTGTTGATGGTGGAGTGGTTATGGACGATCTTATTCTTACCAAGTATAATGGGGTCCAGATTAATGCTGGTAACGTTCGTGGCCCTATTGGAGTGACTGGGAACGATGGTGAGCCTGCCCCAGTAGCAGCTTGGACCAATCCGGTTCTACTTAATAGTTGGGTGGACTTCGGCGGCAGCTATGAAACTTCAGGCTATTATCTCGATCGCAAACGTGTGTTTATTAAAGGACTTATTAAAAGCGGTGTAATGAATACAACCCTGTTCGACCTACCCGAAGGGTCTCGGCCGCCCCTTAGTTTTATAATTCCAGTAATTACTGGCGGTGGTCCAGGCACCATGGAGATTAGGAATACTGGGGCTGTTGTACTTGGATCTGATGGTACCAACGGCTGGGTATCTATAAGTAATGTGAGTTTCCGGATAGACTAATGCCTACTTTTACAGGTGAGACGGGCGAACGAATTAGAAACATGGAGGCTCGACTAGCCGCGCTTGAGGCAGCCGGTGGTGGAGGAGTAGATCCGAAAACTGGGTTGTTTAGTGCGTATCGGTATTTTGATGAGTTGACCCATCCTGGGGGGAATTTGTTTATTGTTAATGATACACAGGATCCATCCCATCCTGATTCTCCTTGGTATGATGTGACTACAGGCCGCTATACTCCAAAGCTACAGGGTTGGTATCGTCTAACTGCAGGTGTAACTATTAAGTCGCCTGTACCTTCAGCTCTTGTCGGGTGTAGTGTGAATATGTATAGGCGTAGCGGAGGCGGAAATACACAAAGTTTTCTCATGAACACTCTCCAACATATACCTACATATGGTTTTAAAGCTACTAAAATTGTATTGTCGGGGTCGTGTATTGTATATGCGGATGGGGTTGACTATTCATTTCAACCTTCTGTAGTTATGGACGGCGCCTCTGGGATTATTTCGCCTGGTCGACCTAATACATATTTCCAAGGAGAACTGATCGGAGCCATCTAGAAAGGAGGAATCTTGGTTAGCATCACTACGAGCGGTTCCTTCAGTAACTTGGAATCTTTTCTAAAGAGAGCAAAGAATCAAGAACTTTTCAGAGGGCTTGAGAAGTACGGTCCGGTTGGTGTAGCTGCTTTAGCTGGAGCTACACCAGTTGATTCGTCAGATACAGCTAACGCATGGTATTATGAGATTGAGAGTAGACCAGGAAAATTCTCTATCCACTGGCTGAACTCTAATGTCAAGGACCCAGGTAATATTCCAGTTGCCGTGTTGATTCAATACGGCCATGGCACTAGAGACGGCGGATTCATCCAAGGACGAGACTACATCAACCCAGCTCTACGACCTATATTTGACCAGATCGTAGCCGACATGTGGAGGGAGGTGACCAGATAATGGCTAGTATTGATGAACGAATCGTTTCGATAACCTTCGATAATGCAAAGTTTGAAGATGGCGTTGCTCAAACTATGGCGTCGATAGCGAAGCTGAGCTCTAGCTTAGATCAGGTTGGCTCAGTCACTGGCTTCGCTGATATTGAGAAGGAAGCGGCTAAGGTCACCCTTGACGCACCTATGTCTGCATTGGACAAGCTGAAGGCCCGTTTTGGTCTACTTGGTGATGATGCTTCAGAAGGTATGGGGGGTATTGATAAGGCCGGCTCTAAAGTTACCCTTGATGCACCTATGTCTGCGTTGGATAAGCTGAAGGCCCGTCTTGGTCTAGTCGGCTCGGATGCTGAAGATGGATTCGCAGATATTGAGAAGTCCGGTTCTAAGGTCACTCTCGATGGCCCCATGTCTGCTCTGGACAGGCTGAAAGCTCGGCTTCGTCTAACGGGCGATGATGCCGCTGACGGTATGGCAGACCTTGAGAAGGCCGGAGATCGAGTTGAGCTTAGTGGACCAATCCGGGCCCTAGATAGGGTCCAAGCGAAGACGGGAGAAATCGGCGGTAACGCCTCTGCGGGCTTCAGCGAAATTAACACTGCCGCAGACAGAGTCTCCTTTGATGGGATGGCTGGGGGAATTGACAATATTTCGAATAAACTCTCGTTACTGGGTGTTGTGGGTTTCACTGCAATTAACGAGATTTCCAAATCTCTCCTTCAGTTTAGTAAGAAAACAGTCACCGGCTTACTAGACCCTATTCTTCAGGGCGGTAAGGACCGAGCCATTAAGATTGAACAGGCTAAGTTCCAGTTTCGTGGTCTGGGTCAAGATGTCGAGAAGTCTATGGATAGTGCTCTGGCAGCGGTTAAGGGCACAGCATACGGTTTGGACGCAGCAGCTTCAGTAGCCGCCCAGTTCGGCGCTACTGGTATGGAAGCCGGAGATGAGATGACTGGCGCCCTTAGGGGTGTTGCCGGAATGTCGGCCATGACCGGACGTTCTTTCGAAGAGATTGGCCAGATTTTCACTACTGTTGCTGGTGAGGGTAAGCTCTCGACAATGCGAATGCAGCAGTTTGCAACTCGTGGTGTCAACGTAGCTGCTCAGCTTGCTAAACAGATGAACATTAGTGAAAACGAAGTCCGGCAAATGGTCAGAGACGGCGAAATCAGTTTCAAGCAATTTGCCGAATATATGGACGGCGCCTTTGGCGAGCACGCAACAAAGGCTAATGAAACTTACACAGGTTCTCTTGCCAATGTGAAAGCGGCACTTTCTCGTCTAGGTGCATCTATTCAAGTTCCTAGGCTTGAAGCTATGCGAAAGATATTTAACGCTCTTACTGATGTTATTGATAATTTCGCAGAAGCTCTCGAGCCTGCTATTGATCGGTTCGCCGAGTTTTCTGAAATTGGATCAGATCGAGTAGTTAAGTTTCTCGAGGCTCTCAATTTTGACAGACTGACTAAGGCTCTCCCTTTCGTGATTAAAGGTGTAGAGAATGTCTTTGCCGCGCTGCTGTCCATCATGAAGCCGGTTGGGCAGGCTTTCCGGGAGATATTCCCGAAGAAGAGCGCCGAAGAATTGGCTAGTCTGACTAAGGGTTTCCAGGATTTCACTGCCGTACTCAAAGTTGGCCCAGAAAAGGCCGAAGCTCTAAAAAGAACATTTAAGGGATTCTTCGCTGTCATCCATATCGGAACTAGTATCATTGGCGAGATCATCAAGATGTTCGGAAAGCTTCTAGGGGCTGCTGGAGAAGGCTCCGGAGGAATCCTGAATTTCACAGGAAGTATCGGCGATTTCCTGGTCGCAGTGGACAAGGCTCTTACAGATGGTGGACTTCTTACAAACTTCTTCAAGATCCTGACTGCGGCGCTAAATGCGCCCATTGAGGTTCTTAGTGCTCTAACTGAGGGTATATTTGGGTTGTTCACTGGGGTGGATGGCAGCAAACTCGACAAGTTTACTAAGTCGCTAAGCGATCTTTCGCTTAATCTTGAACCGGTTGAGAAGGCACTTGGGAAATTTAAGGAAGCTTGGCAAGGATTTCTTAGATTCCTAGAACCAGTCGCGGATAAGATAAAAGAGGCCTTTGCTGCTATCGGCGATGGTATAGCTCACGCATTCTCGTCGGAAAACTATGATAAAACACTTGAAGCTATCAAGACTGGATTTATTG